TGAAGCTGTGCGTGCCATGTCTTGGTTGCGTTCTGGAAAGAAGAGGTGCCTGAGAAGGTCTTCTTCTGTCCGCGCAGGGAGTCCAAGATCATTGAAGAAACTAAGTACTGACATACCATTCAATTGGTTGCTAAGTTGAGACTTCTTGATGCTCAATTTTGCGTTGAAGTAGTATTCAGAAGAGTTTCCTATCATGGTAAGGAAGTGTGGTCCGTAAAGGAGCCAAATCTGTTCGAAGAGTGCAATCAAAGAATCATCGCCTTGGACGCGAATCCAAAAGTCGGTGCTTTCGATGTTGATTCCGAGTGAGGATAGAATTGTTAGTATCATGACCATATTGGCGAAAGAGTCCATCATCTGGGTTTGTTGAAAACCAGAGGCGAAGCCATTTCTGTTCCATTTCCAAAGTTCGTTGTTTGGAAGTCGGATTGGTGTGTGTTTAACTGAGTGACACATCCATTGCCATAGTCGTTCAATTCTTTGAACATCACGGGGATTTGCATTCGGATAGAATGAGGTCGGTTGGTAACGCGAAAAATCGAAGTAGCTTTTCCAAATATCATGGACATCGTCAATTAACTCAAATAAGAGTCGTTTGTCGAATTGTGACCAATCAAGTGAAAGGAAAGCGTTTGGTGCTCCGTTTTCGTGGATCTCGGTGAAGAGTTTTCTCCAACCACCACGAATCATCTCTCGTCCCCACAAAAGTTTGCCTTTTGTGATATCATTAAGATAAGTAGCTTGCATAGGCCATAAGAACATGTTCTCGACCATGAGAAGCAACTTGGTTACACCGAATACGGCTCTGATTTTATCTGGTTCATCAAAAGCTACGACATGTGATCGTGCGTGAAGAGTTGTCCAGAAGTAGGGCCTCGGAGTACCATTATCCCAGAAAGCCGGGTGGCCTTCTTTGATTTGGTGGATGAGAGTACGATTGTACTGAAAAATCTCGTTGTACAAGTTGTGAAACTTGGGAAACTGGTTATCAATCATGCCAATGTGAAATTTAGCATTAAGATATTGCCTGATGGAGACGGTCCTGTCGGATATCCAGTTGGATAATCGTTCAAGATGTTCCTTGAGTTTCGGATTCTCTGACTCGTCGTCGAGATCACGAAATGTAGGCGTGAATGTGAAGTCCGGAATGTTCCAGGGTGCTTCGGCATTCGGTTTGAGTTTCCAAGGATAGTAACGCAGATCCGGGTAGGATACCGGGTGAAGATCTTTGCCAGGGTGAAACATGACGCGGGTTCGTTCGAGTGCTCGATAATAATGTTCATCTTTTGGTATTGGATGACATGGTTGTTCGAAGGACTTGAAGTCATTGATGACCGCTTGCTCACTGTGCTCGGATCGCCGGTTTGACAGCGCTTTATCCACTTCTTCGCGTGTGAAGAACTTCAATGCACGATTGACTAGCCAGTCAAGTCGGTACGGTTGAAATTCAGCGAATTTCTCACGGACGTGAGAACCGAAGAAGGAAACCTCCAGAGTCTGGAGATAACTGAGATTCATTGTTTTAGAGTCGTTTTAGGACTTAGAGATTCTTTTCGTTGAACCTAAT